ATGGGCTAGCTGAGTCAGTGGTGTTGTCTGCGTAACGCACACGCAATGTGTGGATCTGAGCAACAGGTCCAGTCATTGGCTGAACGCCAACGATTTCATTTGCAATAACAGTCGGCATTACACGACGGATTACTGGTAGAATCACACGGTTAAGTGTTGCAACGTTGGAAGCAGCAGTGGCTCCTGCAGTAGCAGTTTCCATAAGGTGCTTGCGAGTGTTTTCAAGAATAACACCCATTGTGGTTCTTTTTGAACCATTTAAGCCTTCGAGCAGAGCGTCTTTGGTTTCGCCCCAACGGCTTTCTAGTAGTACTTGTGACATAATTTTCCTTTTCTCCTGTTTAGGGTTTACTTTAGCCCTGCTAAACGTTTAAATTCAACAACAGTATTAATGCTGTCTGAATTGTCCACATTGGTTTTAGCAGATTTATCTCCAGTTACTTCAACACGGCTTTCTGCAAGCATAGCTTTGGGCTGTGCAATAGAGTTGGCATTGTTGTTTAGTACTGCTGGAAGATACTTTTCAAATGCATTCTGCAACTTTGCAGTTTGCACGCTTTCAAGAAGTTCACTCATTACTGCAGCTTTCTCCTTGTTCAAAGAACTTAACAAATTGCCAATTACTTCCCGGCGTTCCGTGGATTCTTTAATAATTCTAATCTCTTTGTCTTTTGATTCAACAACCATTGTGGCTTTTTCAACATGCTGATTAGCTTCCGCTAACGCTTGTTCTTTAGCTGCAACGATAGCCTGTAGCTTGCGAATCTCTTTGTTCTCATTTAAGTGAGTAACAGCAAATTCACTTGCAAAGGCTTCAAAGAGTTGACGACCAAACATGTTCTCGCGAGCCATTTGGATATCTTCTTTGAGTTGAGTCATTTCTGACTCTAGTTTATTGGCAATTGATTCTTTAACTAGTTCTGCAGATCTAGCAATAAAGTTCTTCTGTAGTTCAGCAAGCTTTGACTTTGCACCAGCAACGAGACGAACTTTTGTCTCAACCACTGCCTGCTTGTCTTGCTCAAACTCTTGAATTTCTTCAGCTAATTGCTTGATAACAAACTTTTCTAAACCAGCTACGCTGTTTTCGTATTGTTTGCGATCTTCACGCAGTTCTTTAATTTCTTCGGCCAGTTTAGTAACCATAAAATTGTTGAACTTGGTGGTGCTCTCTGTCATGTGACTTTTAAATTTCACACGATCTTCTGCAAGAGCTTGTTTCTCTGCAGCAAACTCTTCGAGCTCGCTTTGGAGACTTTCAGTTACCATTTTGTCTAGAGCTTCAACCATTACTTGCTTGTCATGTTGATATCTAGTAGCGAATTCTTCACGAAGCTCTGAACGCACAGTCTCTTTGGCTTCGGAAAGTCTAGCTTCCCAAGCTTCTGTGATTGCTTGTTGAGTGTCTTCATTAATAATGCCACTGTCTACCAATGGTTTGATAGCATCTAACATCAGGTTTCTCCTATTTTAACTTAAGGTCTTTGATAAGGCGTGTTATGCCTTCTTTCAGGTACTTCTGTACTTTTTGATCTTGTGTAGCATCACGAGCTACATCTAAAACACGGTGTCCATGACGCATATTCATAAGTCCTTCGTAAATGGCTTTTGGATATGCATGAGGGGCACTAGGTTGTGCTACTATATCAACGGTAATAATATCAAAACCGCTGACATGTCCGGTACCTTCGTTTACTTCTCCGCTACCACGGCTACTAACACCTAGCTTGACACCACTGGTAATCATAGCTTTCACTAGTTCACCCATTGGTGTTGGTAGAATTTTTAGTTTTCCGTGACCGCAAGGACCATCCATCCACATTTGCATAATCATGTGTGACACACGATCCAAATTAATCTTTAGGTCATCAGGATGATCAACTTCGCCTAGGACGCTGTGTCCTTCTTTGATTTGATCGTTGATTGTGCTAACAGCTTTTGTTATTTCGTGAATGGGATAAACACGTTGGTTGGCATTTTTAACACCGCCCTCGATGAATATCCCTTTCATATATAGATTCTTACCTTCGCCAATTGTGGAGTCCTCGGTAAGGACTTCCATCTGAGCACGGTCAAAAGTAAGATTCTCTCTTAGGTACAAAGCCATATTATTGCCCTAATTAGTTGCCGCCTGGTTCAATGCTTTTCTTTTGCACTGGAACAGATCCGTCAGTAGTTTGACCTTCACCTTTTTTGGCTGCAGCTTTAGTACCGTACCAATCTTGTGCACCTTTGTTGCCGCCTGGCTTGTTGACATTGCGTTTGGCAACATCAATTTCCTGTGCGTTTTTAACTAGCTTGCCGTCAACTTTACCTTTTGGGCTGTTGCCGTCTGGATTAGCATCTGCACCTGCGCCGCCTCGAGCGATATTTTGCGATGTGCCGCCCATGTCGTTCTTGCCTGCCATTGGGTTCTTGGTGTTACCTGCAGCTTTGTCGCCGCCGGCACTAGTACCAACTGGGCTAAACTCTGTGTTGCCAGGAGCAGCAACTTTTTCTACGTATTCACGCATCAAGTCAACTGCAGTCTTAGGATAGGCTTTACGCTGAACCGATTCCGACATTTCTTTGTCGTCATCTTCTTCTTTATCTTCTTCGTCATCTTCGTCTTTAGCTTCGTACATCATGGATTCGTTTTCTTCGTCATCCATGTCGCCCATGTCCATGTCATCATCGCCCATGTCGCCGGGTTCTGCTTCGTCGGACTCGCCGCCCATCAAAGCCTCAAATTCAGCTTTTAGTGCTTCCAGCTCAGACTCAAGATCCATAACTTTGGATTCTAAATCTTGCTCGCCGCCCATTTCGTCGTCCATGCCCATTTCGTCGTCCATGCCCATTTCTGGTTCCATGTCCATGTCCATGTCCATGTCGTCATCACCACCTTCCATGGTTTCGTCACGTGTGATTTCATCAACCATGGAGTCAACTTGATTTCCACTGTGGATGTCTTCTTCGGCATACTCTTCGTCCATCAAGGACTCATAGATGTCACGGGATTTTTCAACTACGATATCGTGAAACAATGCACGGGCTTTTGCGTCGTCATCATTTATAATGTGTTCAATCAGCTGTTCATATTTGTTCATACAGAACTCCTTTAAATAATATGGCTTGTACTCTATTTACTAAACTGCTTAGATTACGGGGTTAAATGGGTGTTTTTTGAAGGATTTGACAGGACTATACCGTGGGAGCGGCTGCAGGAAGCTTGTATTGCTTGGTGATTTGTTCTAGTTTGTTCTCGTGTTCAACTTTGCGTACATCATTGGCCATGCGTAAACGATTAAGATCTGCCAGCGTCAAACGTGTTTTACGCATGTCACTCAACTTCATGGTAGTGTGGTCAGCTGAATCAGACTGGTATCCAGGAACAGGTAAATCGTATAATTCATTAAGTATCATATTGTTATTTAACCAAATACTCAAATTATACCATTGGTGCTGCAGTGGCACCAGCTGCTGCACCTGGTTGAGGGCCGCCCATGGGACTCATGGCGGCCATTTCAGTTGGATTAGCCCCTAGCTCACTGCCTTCAGCCGGAGGCGCTACATTATCCAAATCGCCTGCAATACCACCAGGGCTGATGCCCACGCTGCGCAAGTTTGGATCATCTGCAGGTGCTGCGTCCACATCACCTTGTTCCTCGGCCCACATTGTTTCATTTTCGCTCATCTCTTGCTCAGTTAATCCTAGATAACGCTTCATTAGCCAGCGTTTGCTCATGTATGGAGTTTGCTCTAGTGCCACAAATGTATTGATCCTGGCTTGATCTATGTCTGCTTGACGATATTGTGCAAAGTTTTGTGGCTCTTCAAAGATCAAATCAAACAATTGGCCATCAATGTTGACACCGCGCCACCGCATGAACAACTTGAACTCGGCATCTAATTTGTCCACAATCATGGCTTGTAAGCGTTTACAGTACTGATTAAAGCGCCATTCTTGTATGAGTGCTGTGCCTACTCTGCCGTCGGTGACAGACTGCGTTCCATCGTCTACTCCAGTAGGCAAATAGCTACTAGGAATACGCAGACCGCGGAATAATTTGTTGGTAAAGAAGCGTAAATCAGTAATTTCGCCTAGGTTACTTGCTCCTGCTAGCGTATCAATTGAGCTGCCTCTACCGTCTGATGTCACTGGAAAAAAGTAATCTTCCATTTGACTTAATGGATTATAAGTGGCATCCATCATGTTTGCGCCACCGCCACTTTGTGTAGGAATTCTACGCTGATGGATTTCGTTTTTGATCTTTTCCACAAATGCCATGGCCATGTGTGCTGGCATGTTACCTACGTCAATTTTGAATACTCTACGCTCTGGCGCACGTTGCACACGATAGATGATAATAGCATCTTCTAGCAATTCTTTCTGTTTAAACACCTTGAAAACGTTCTCTAATACACTGTTTCCAAACGGCCAATATACGTCTAATCCTTCAGTCAAACTCAGATGTACCACATGTTCTGCGTTAATTGCAGCTTCGTTTTGTGCATGAGTAAAGCGGCTTCCGCCACTATAAGGTGTAGCAGGCTGCACATAACTGCCACTGGGACCACCCACTTGCGGATGATTGATATAGGTGTCACTTGTTGAAACTGCTGTAACAGTTAAGTTTTGAAAGTTGGGGTTAAGGTCTTTCACAATGTATTGCTCGGGTTTTTTGCCCTCTGCTTCGTTAACAATAACCTTGACCACTTTGCTCATTTCAACCCACATTATCTTGAATGTTTCTGGGTCTCTTACAAAAATTTGGTCGCCATACTTGATGGTATTGCGCACAATTTTGAATATTCTTTTGTTTAATTCATTCAACGCCACCCACTGTTGTAGCTGTTCTTTGATGATTTTGACTTCATTGTCAGTGGGCTTTTCTTTAAAATGAATATCAAATGCAGTATGATTGGCCAAATTCTTCTGCGTCATAAACTCAGCCAAAATGTCTAGCGCAGCATTGATCTCCGAATCCATGTCCATTTGTTCGTATTGGTTGTAACGTTCAGTACGATTTGGATGTCCAATATACACTTCAGGCAAGCTGCTTTGGTAATTGCGGTACCCGGGGTCGGGCATGCGGCCGCTACCAATTGGGCTTATATTGCTAGGTAAGTTGGATGATTTAAAATATTTACGCCATGTCATAGATAATCTCAGTATTGTATATTTACCGGCTTAGGCGAGAACGTTAGCTATATTTTCA